CATAATGCAGCACCATGCGCCGCAGCGACCATTCGGCCGGGCCGTGATACTGCACATCGCGGCTTGAGGACGTGAACTGGCCCGGCTGCGCCGAGCCGAACAGCGCCGCGACCTCGGCCCCGGCGGCGGCGGTGCCGTCGCTGCTGCCGGGGCGGCCCGGGGCGACGGCGGTGGTGATCCGGCCGCGCCACGGCAGATGCGGCTGGTCCGGGGCGCCGGTCCAGGGGTCGGGGCGGGCGTTGCCGGGCAGCTGGTCCATGAGGATGAAGGGGCAGAACATCACCTTCAGGCCCCGGGCCCGCAGGTCGCGGATCGCCTCGATCACCGAGGCGTCGCAGGGGGTGCCGCCATAGACCGGCCGCCCGTCCCGGCGCGCCACCGCCCCGGCCTGCGCGCGTGTCACACCCGAGACCCGCCAGACCTGCGCCGCGGGGTCCGGCCCGGTCGTCACCTCGGCGCGCGGGCGGATCGTGCAATGGCCGGCGCGCAGGTCGTCGCCGAACCACGACACCACCAGCGAGACCGCGCCGCAATCCGGCAGCTCGCCCTGCAACGCATCGAGCGAGACCGCAAGATTGCTGCGGCCCTGCACGGTATGGACGTTCAGCGCCTCCTGCTCGGCAAAGCCGGACGAGCGGAACACCGGCGTGGTGGCAAGCGCATGGTCGCCGGTGCCGGGGATCAGCGCCACCGCCCGCACCAGCCGGGCGATATCCTCGGCGGTGGCGTCGTCGCGCTTCGGGGCCGGGCGGAACACCTCGAACGACAGCTGCGGCACCCGGTTGCCGAAGCGGCCGAGATCGAGCGATTCGATCACCACATAGGCCAGCCCGCGCCAGGCCGGGACCATGCCGGCGCCGAGCGCCGCCTCGATCAGCGGATCGGGAAGCTGGTCGGCCGTGCCGCGATGCACGGTCAGGGCCAGCGTGTCGCGCGCGATCTCCACCCCGTCGGCCCAGATGCGGCCGACATGGGTGATCTCGCCCGCACAGAGCGCGATGGCGAGGCTTACGTCATAGGCATATTCCCTTACCTGCGGGCGCCGGGCCGCGCCCTTGCCGCCACCGCCGCCGGTGGTGGTAACGCTTTCCCGGAACGGCCCGGCCCAGATCACCTGCCCGCCCACGCGCGCCGCGCCCCAGACCCGCATGAGCGGCCGCCCCTCGCCGGCGGCGGGCAGGCGGAAGCGGTCGATCCGCCCGGTCTCCACCGCGGCCGAGCCGCGGCCGAGCAGCCGCGCGTCGATCGAGCGGCCGAGCGCCGCGCCGACCGCGCGCCCGATCACCGCGGTCGACAGCCCCAGCACCGAGCCGCCGATGGCGCCGCCCGCCGCCAGGCCGGCCGCCGAGAGAAGGATAGTGGCCATCGGTTACTCCCTCATGAACGGGGCCGGCGTGAACAGCACGGGGCGGAAATCGAACCGCGCCACCAGCCGCCGCGACCAGGGGCCGCACAGCCGGGTCTCGACCACGCCGAGCCCGCTCCAGGCATGGATGAAGGCGGGCGCGGCGCCACCGGCGCTGGCGATCCCCAGATGCCCCGGCGCCCGGCCCGGAGTGATGCGGAACAGCAGGATGTCGCCGGGCCGCCCCGTCCCCGGCCGCAGGTGCCGCGCCAGCGCCGGCCCCGGGTCGCCGCCTTCCGGCCCGTAGGGCGGCACCGGCGCCGGCTCGGCGCCCAGGCATTCGCGCCACAGCCCGCGCAGCAGCCCCAGGCAATCCGCCCCCGCCCCCCGGCACGAGGCGCGATGCACGAACGGGGTGCCCAGCCAGCCCCGCGCGGCCGTCACCGGATCGGGCCTCATGCGCGCGGCCCGACCAGCAGCCAGTCGTCGCCCGGCAGGAAGGGGAAGCCCTGAAAGTTCAGGATGTTGTCGAATTTCACCCGGCAGGTTTCGGCCCGCCGGTCGCAGCCGGCCAGCAGCCGCACCCGGTCGCCCGCCGCCACCGGCGCCCGCAGGGGCTCCCACAGCAGCACCGCGCGGCCGTCCGCCGTGGGCCGGTCCTCCTTCACGATACCCTCGAGACCCCGCGCCGCGCCGTCGAGCACCTGCAACCGCCCGTGCAGGAACCAGCCGGCGGCGAATCCCCCGAGCCCCGGCAGCAGGAAATGCTGCCCGTCGCCCGCCTCGGGCAGCGCCAGCCCGGCCGCATAGCCCGGCCGCTCCAGATCGAACCGGCAGTCGCCATCGCCCAGCACCGCCGGGCAACTGCGCTGGAAGCTGCGCCCGCGCGGCTGGTTCAGCCGCTCGGTCAGGCCGCGCAATTCGGCGTGGAACGCCCCCTCGCCGCGCCGGATCTCGCCCAGGCTGCCGCGGAACCGCAGGCGGCGCTGCGCCACATCGGTCCAGTCCACCACCCAGAGCCGGACCTCGGCGCCGTCATAGCGGCCGGCCTCGATATCGGCCTCGCTGATCGCCGCGCCCGAAAGCGCGCCCAGCACCTCGGAATTGTCCACCGCGAGGCCGCTGCCCGCCACCAGCGCCCGGGCCGAAAGCCCGGCATCGGGCGCGAAGGTGATGCCCTCGAACGCCAGCGCCCGGTCGTGGTCGGTGAAGCCCAGCACCAGCCCGTCGCGCCGCGTCACCGCCCAGGCGCGGGCCTGCGTCGTGGCGCTCACAGCCGCAGCTCCACCACCGGCACGCCCGGCACATGGCCGGCGCGGAACGAGGCGACCGAGACCTGGATCCGGTCGGTGGCAAAGCGCACCGGCACATCGAACTCGAACCCCGCCGTCACCACCGCATCGCCGCGCGGCGCCCGGGCCAGCGTGACCGCGCCGGTGGCGTGATCGACCTCGAAATCCACCCCCTCCTGCAACATGTCGCCCGAGACCGCGATCCGCACCGTCCCCGCCACCGGCTTGGCGATCGCGCGCAGCCACGCGCCCGGGCCCGAGGCATAGCGTTTCACCAGCCGGTGCGTCAGCCCGCCGCCCTCGCCGATGATCTGGTCGAAGGGGGTGACCGCGGCGCCCGGCAGGCCCGACTTGAAATCGGCCCAGTCCTTCCAGCGGAAGCCGTGCAGCTCGCCCGCCCGCGCCTCGAAGAACGCCACCAGCTCGGCCAGGTCGTCGAGGCTGCGCAGCCCCAGCCCGGCGTCGTAGCGGCGGCGCGATTGCGACCACGGGGAATTGCGCTCCTCGTAGCCGTTCATCAGCTCCACGATCTCGGTGCGCCGCTCGGGGCCGCCGAGCGAGCCGAACGAGAGCGACGCCGGAAAGCGCACGTCGTGAAAGGCCATCGCCGTCTCCTATCGGTTGCGCTCGCCCTGCCCCAGCACCCGGCCGAGCGCGGCGGCGATCTGGGCGCGGCTCTGCTCGAAGCCGCGCACATCGGGGGTGGCGACATGGATCGTGACATTGACCGCCCGGCCGCCGCCCTGCGCCTGCACGCCAAGGCGGCCGTCGGGCCCGCGCGCGAGCGGCATGATCGCCTCGGGCCCGGCCTCGCCCATCAGCCCGGTGCCGCCGCGCATCGCGAAGGTGGCGGGCGCGCCGACCACCCCGCCCCCGGCAAGGGGAATCACCGCGCCCTGCGCGAAGGCCCCGCCCTGCGCGAACGGCATCACCCCGGCCACGGCCGCGTTCAGCCCGCCGGCGAGGATGCCGCCGAAATGGTCGGTCACCGGGCGCAGCGCGGCGCTGTAGACCGTCTGCGCCATCGCGCGGCCCAGCCCCTCGAGCACATCGGACAGCCGCCGCCCGTCCAGCACCAGCCCGTCGAAGGCCCGCCGCAGCCCGCCCGAAAAGCCGCGCTCGAGCGCGCCGAGATCGCGCACCGCGCCCTCCATGCCGGCGCGCATCTCGCGCAGCGCGGCGCTGAAGGCGGCACTCGCCTCCTCGATCCGCGCCGCCTCGGCGGCATCGTCGCTCCAGATGTCAGCCATCGGCCCTGTCCCCCCTGTCCGGATGCCGCTTCAGCAGCGCCTCGAGCCCGGCGCGGTCCATCGGCGCCGGCCCCGGCGCGATCCCCAGCATCAGCACCAACTCGCGCGGGGTCAGCGCCCAGAACGCGGCCGGATGCAGCCCCAGCCGCCCGAGCCCGGCCCGCATCAGCCCCGGCCAGTCGAGCCCGCTCATGGCCCGCCCCCGGCCTCGGGCGGCGCAAAGGCCCGCGCCAGCATCCTTGCCGCCGCCCGCGCCGCCGCCTGCGGCCCGCCGGCGATGTCGGCCGCCACCAGTTCGGCCGCCGTGACCGCCCAGCCGCCGCCGCGCAGCCCGGCGACCACGATCGCCATGATGTCGCGGCTGCCGAAGCGCCCGGCCTCGATCCGGGCCACGAGATCGGGCAGCCCCTCGCCGCCGAGCCCGGCCTCCATCTCGGCCAGCGCCCCCAGCGTCAGCCGGCAGCACCGCTCCTGCCCGTCGACCCGCAGCAGGACCTCGCCCGCCCAGGGATTCACGGCTCGACCTCGGCCACGAACGACAGCGCCCCGGCCGAGGCCAGCGCCAGCTCCCAGGTCGCCTCGCCGCTGTAGCGGCCGGCATAGTCGAGGCCGGTGATCTGGAACGGCCCCTCGACCACGCCGAAATCCGGGATCACCACCTGAAAGGCCGGGGTCTCGCCGGCGAAGAACATCTGCCGCACCCGCCCGTCGCTGGCCGCGTCGCGGAACACCCCCGAGCCCGAGATCACGGCCGAGCGCACCCCGGCCCCGGCCAGCAGCTCGCGCCAGCCGCCAAGGCTCTCGAGGCTGGTCACATCCACGCTCTCCGAGTTGAACGACAGCCGCGTGGCGCGCAGCCCGGCCACGGTCTCGAAGGCGCCCTCGCCGGTCATGTCGATCTTCACCAGCAGGTCCTTGCCGCTTTGCACCGCCATCTCTCTCTCCTCTGCCTCACCTGTCCTCGACCCTGGCGCGGAAGGTCATCTCGATCTGCCGCTGCTCGCCGGCCCCGGCCCGCGCCGCCCGGGCCCGCAGGAAATCCAGCGACACCAGCCGCCCGCGCCCCAGCACCAGCGGCGCATCCACCAGCGCATCCGACACCGCCGCGGCCGCCGCCTTGGCCGAGGCGAAGCCCGCCGCCTCGGTGACGATCACGACCCCGAACTCGTGCTCGGCGCCGCGGCCCGAGACATCGGACCGGTCGCGCGCCCGTTCCGGCCCGAGCGCGACATAGAGCGCCGGCAATATCCCCGGCGGCAGCGCGTCGTAGACCGCGCCGCCGGTCAGCGCCGACAGCGCCGCGTCCCCCGCCAGCCGCTGGTAGACCGCCGCCTGCAGCGCCGCCGCGACCCCGTAGCTCATCGCACCCCCTCCTCCTGCGCGAGGCAGGTCAGCCAGCGGCCGTGCACATCGCCCTCGGTCACCGCGAGGATGCGGAACAGCCGCGCCCCCTCGCGCAGCCGCTGGCCCGCCACCGGGCGCGACGGCGCCCCCGCCTGCGCCGCGCGCAGGGTGATGCGATGGCTGACGAGGCCCAGCTCGCCGGCCGCCACCGCCACCCCGCGGCCGCTGCCCGAGGTGACCTCGGCCCAGAGCACCCCCAGCGGCGCCCAGCCGGTCGCATGGCCGCCGGCCCCGTCGGCGCTCCGCACCGCGCCCTCGAGCACCAGCCGCCGGTTCAGGACCGGCGCCCTCATGCCCGCGCCCCGCCACCGACCCGCAGCAGGCGGTAGCGTTCGAGCAGCGCCGTCACCCCGAACGGCGCGCAGCCGCCCGAAAGCGCGACATCGTGGCGATAGTCGTGGTAATGCGCGGCCAGCAGGATCACCGCCTGCCGCAGGTCGGGCGGCAGGTCGTCGAACTCGGGCCCGTAGCCGGCAAGGAAATCGACCCGGTAGAGGCCGCCCTCCGCCACCGTGACGCGCGGCGCATGGGCATCGGGCTCGAACCGCCAGGCCCCGGCATCCAGCACCGTCTCGCCGCCCTCGCCGTCGAGGCGCGCCACCTCGGCCACCCCGCCCACCGGCGCCAGCGGCAGCACCAGCACCCCCCCGCGCGCCCGCCCGCGCGGCCAGCGGAATTCGCGCGCCATCAGCGCCTTGCCGGTGCGCCCCTCGATCGCGGCCATGGCGGCGCGCAGGAACCCGGCCAGCAGCCCGTCCTGCACCCCGTCATCGGCAAAGCCGCTGCCGAGGCGCAGATGCTCCTTCAGTCGCGCGACCGGCAGGGCCTCCGGCGGCACGG